ATTCCAAGTCAACACAATTACCGACTGAAGGTACGATAGTCTATCAAAACTACAGCGGTGGAGTTCAGAGTGAACAAACAACCTCAATGTTGAATACACCATATTTCATAAATGCAATTATGAAAGGTGTCTATAACTTCAAAACAAGTGTCCAATATCCTTACAAAGCGGCGGCGTACTTGTTTTTGAATAGTCTACCGACTACAACCCTAAAAGAAAAATATAAATCGTCGGTTGATGGAACTACCCAAGAATTAGATTATCTGTTTGCTAGTCTCAAAAAATTTGGTGCGGTTCATAAATTACCATATCCATTATTATTGAAATATGGTGCTCTTTGGCATAGATATAAAACTAAAGTTCAAAACGATGAAGATATACTTGATGGTATATGGAACGATTTCAATTTCAGATATAATTACGACCCATCAACATCTGCTAGTACTAAAACATACACATTCACAGGGTTAGGTCAGACAGACGTGACGAAAATTACATTACAAAACAGTAATTTATTCGGTAATTTGACTGCGGATACTATGGATTTAGGGTTTTATCCTAAACTAATTAATGATTTTTCTTTTTGTCTTAACGGTTACGAAATATTTACTACTTCAGAATTTGGTATTGGACCATTTTCTGCCAATACAGTAGGATTTAACGACCAAGATATTCAAAACGGTATATCATCAGGTTTGACCGTAACGAGAACATCCTCAAATTTCGCAGCATTATCTTTTGATAAGTCAAATACAGGTAGAACGTTTGTCATGAATTCTTACTCTGTTGCCTTGAATAATATAGACGACACAAGTTTTTTCACAATTCCGTCGGTGGGTAACAACTTTAACCAATCATTCAATGAATGCTTCGGTAATATCAATAGTACATTATTAAGTCCTGATAAAATTATAGAGCCATTCAATAATAGAGCAATATTTAACGGTTCAATAAGAACATTTTGGATGTCACCTAACTACGGATGGTTCAACAACTCACAAGTTGATAAACCTGAATACAATCAATACGTTAAAAAAATATATCAAAATACTAATATACAAGATAATTTCACATTCACTAAATTGGCTGAGTATTCGTATTTCGATGAGTTGACAAGTACGTTTAAAAAAGACATTTTGGATGATTTAGAACAATTATTTTTAAAATTTTCACAATCTAAATTTAATTTCACACCAATAGACCCAACTCAATTAAGTTCCGCAACACCTTCAGAATCTGTTTTAATCAATCAGAACTTTCATAAGATGTTTACCGAAATGATGAGGTTACCAATAAATGATAGAAATTTAGATTTTGTTTCGTTACAGAAAAAACAATACTCAAATATTAATAGTCTGATAAAAAATTTCTTGGAATACGACATACTATTCAAATATGGAAATCCCGGTGAATACAACAAACAACTTTTTTTATCATTCACTATACCAGCAACAAGAAAATATGGGGTGACAAGTGTTGCTGACCCAATAAAACCAACAACTTATTCTAACTACACACCAAACGCTTTACCTACAATCAATAATCCTTTCTCTTTGGATTTGATAAAACAAAATTTCCCTGATGCTTGGGAGAGTTTGTTATTAAATGTTGGTTTTTCTGAGGTTGAGGGTATCAAATATACGGAATCTGGTTCTACAATATTTGATTTCTTTATTGACAATAATGTAGAATTCAGTCCTGAAAATATTGTTAGTCTAAGCCCATTAATAAAAATATATGCAACACAGAAAAATAAAGATACTACATACAATAAAACAAAGTTTCAGTCGGACCTGACTAACTATGTAAGTAAAAATAATGATTTCCAAAATTTAATATTGACATCAACATTTGTCAAAATGAAAAAAAACTTAGCGGATGTGACTTTTTCACCACAAAGTAATTTTTCATCAGAATTGATAGGTAATCAAGGTAAAGTCGATATTTGGGAGGCTCTAAAATCAACTAATGATAGATGGATATCAGGATATGATTTGAAATATAAAACCATATTCGAAGATGTTTTGTTGATAGATAGAGCAAGTAGAGATATCGGAGATAAAGTGTTAGTTGATGTTTTCAGTTTGAATAATTTATTAACTAATATAAACGTAACGACAAATCTTTTGTATTATGTACAATCAATACTCCAAATGAATAACTTTCAAGTTATGTCATTACCATCGTTTGTGAACTTTTATAATGTACAAGACCCTGTTAAAAATGCAATACCAAAAGTAGAGAACTCATTGGAGTTTGCAAACGATATGTTTGGAACCCATCCAAATGTCGATTATAGAAAATCAGGTCCAAAAATGGTATGTTTTTATGCGGGTAAACCATCAGAACATTTACAAATAAACAAACCTGAATATGCATACCAAGACGATGGAATTTACTTTCAAAAATTAGATTCAAATACTCTGATTGATAATTTGGTAAACAAAAATGATTGGGGTAAATCAAATAGGGTTGTTGGGTTTACGGTAGATATGGGGGTGCAAAATCAAGGTGTTTTTACAAATATTTCTGTCAGTCAAGACAACGGTAAACCCACATCAGAAACTTTACAACAGTTAAATGATATGGCTAATCAGGCGGGAAACAGAAAAACCTCTACTCAAAATGTTTCTTTGTATAATTTGTATAAAACAAGAAGTTATGGATGTTCAGTACAAATGATGGGTAATGCTATGATACAACCAATGATGTATTTTAACTTGAGACATGTACCTATGTTTGCGGGCTCTTACATGATATTAGGGGTCAATCATAATATTCAGCCAGGGAGTTTTACAACATCATTCGAAGGAGTTAGGCAGTCAATATTTAGCTTACCTGATATAGATAGTTTCATCCAAGGCATCATGACGAATCTTTTGAATACTGTTTTCACACAAGTCAAACAAGAAAACGCGAAAAAAGAAGCTCAGTCCCAAAATACCGCACAATCTAAACAAAACCAACAAAGCAATTCTAAAAATATTGAACCATCTAAATCCGATACATGTAAACGGAATTCTGAATTCGAAGATTTCTCATCGATACAACCACCAAATCTAACCACTATTAGCTATAAAGATATGATAGACGTAATCACAGGGATAACCAATAATACAGATTATTCAACGGTTCCAAATAATCAATTTGTCAAAACAAAATTAAATTATACTATATGGTCTTTATTTTGGTTGAACTCTAATAATAGTTTTGGTTTCAGTAATTATGAAAACAATTTTTCTAATTTAAGGTTGGATTTGAAAGTCAACAAAGAAGAAAAGAAACTTGGAAATAGAAAAACTTATTTATCTAAAAATTATTATTGTGCAACTTATAATAATGAGGAGCTTACCTTCGGAGTATTTCAAACGATAGAAGACTCTCTTAAATTTATTGTCGAATATTTAAAAACAAAAATAAATCTATCCTTAGTCAAGGGTTCAGATATAAAAAATGCCCAAGGTAAGATAAATGATGTGGATGGATTGGCAAAATCAATCGATGAATTCCTATACACCTCTTATCCTGTTGAGGATAAAAATATCCAATATGAAAGAGATATCTCCAAAACACAAAAATGCCAAGATAGAATATCTCAAATTAAATCGGCAATCCAACAAGCAGAAACATTAGGTTTATAATTTACCATAAATGATGATATTTATATATAAAAAATAATATGAGCTCAGTAAAAAATATTTTAGACAGTTACCTTGGAAAAAACACAAGGATATCAGAAAAAGACCTTGGAAATGGGTCTAAACAAGTTTGTGATTTGGATAGCGGTGAATGCTACACAGTAAGAATGAAAGATGGTCTTATAGAAAGAGTAGACAATACTATGAATCAAACAAAAAAAATTCAAGTAGAAACCGCATCAGGAATAAAACAATTATTGAATGGATAATACTATGAAAGTGGATGAAAAAATTTTAGAAGAATTAAGAAGATATAATCAAATCAATCGATATATCACAGAACAGGAGGCTTTAGATGTACCACCTCCACCTGATGCACCACCAGCAGACCCTGCTGCAGGAGCGGTTCCTCCACCACCCGGCGGAGCACCACCCCCACCTCCAGGAGGAGCAACACCAGGTGCAGAACCAACACCTATTGACCCTGCAACCGACCCTGATGTTGAAAAGTTAGGACCTGACGGAGAACCTGAAGGTGAAAAAGGCGAAGATAGCGGAACCGAAGAATTGGATATAACTGATTTGGTTACGTCACAACAAAACATTGAATCAAAACAAGAGGAATATTTCAACAATCTATTTTCACAATTGGAAACACTACAAAGTAAATTAGGTGAAATGGACAAATTGGTTTCCAAAATCGATTCATTAGAAGCCAAGGTTGAAAAATACAGACCAAAAACGGCTCAAGAAAAACTTGAATTAAGAAGTTTAGATTCAGGACCTTACAATCAGAAACTTTCAGATTTCTTCGTAGATAAAGAAGAAGAAATGGAAAAATCAGGAAAAAATGAATATGTTTTAACAACCGATGAAGTTAAAGATTTTTCACCATCAGAAGTTAGAGATAGTTTCAGAGATTTTCCTGGTAATCAAAAACCTGTTGAAGTTAAATAACTTAAATAACATACTATTAGAAGGGTGCCCCAAAAGCACCCTTTTTTATTTGACAACCATTTTAAAATACTTATATTTCTAAAACAATTTAACAATCTAATATATAATTTATGGCGACAAATGCAATGGATGCTGTTTTGGCTCAGTATGAAAAACAACAAAAGTCAAGTACGTCTTCTGGCTCAAAGATGAGTCAAGACGAGAGAATGAAAAAATACTTTGCGGCCGTTCTCGGAGACAAAGAAAGTCAAGGAACAAAACGTCTTCGTATCCTCCCAACAAGCGACGGAAGTTCACCATTCAAAGAGGTATGGTATCACGAAGTACAAGTAGACGGAAAATGGGTAAAACTTTATGACCCAGGTAAAAACGACAATGAACGTTCACCACTTAATGAACTTTTTGAGGAATTGATGTCAACGGGTAAAGAGTCTGACAAGAAACTCGCAGGAAACTACCGTTCTCGTTTATTCTATATTGTAAAGGTAGTTGACCGTGACGCAGAACAAGACGGACCAAAGTTTTGGAGATTCAAACACAACTACAAAAAAGAAGGTATCTTGGACAAAATTATCCCAATTTGGAGAGCAAAAGGCGATATCACTGATTCAGAAAAAGGTCGTGACCTCTTATTGGAACTTACCAAAACAAAGGCAAACAACGGTAAACCTTATACCGTAATTCAGGCGGTTATGTATGATGACCCACAACCATTACACGAAGATGTAGACACTCAAAATGCTTGGTTAAGTGACGAACTCACTTGGGCTGACGTATATTCAAAAAAACCTGTTGAGTATTTAGAAGCAATCGCTCGAGGAGAAACCCCACATTGGGATTCTGACGCAGGAAAATACGTTTACGGTGACTCATCCGTAGGTACGACATCAGTAGGTGGTTCAGCAGCTTCAGTCCAAGACCCACAACTAATGGAAGCTCCTGACGAGGACTTACCTTTCTAATCAAACAAAATCATAGGATGGACATTTACTTGGACAAAGTGTCCATCCTTTATTATATTTAATTAATTCAACTTAATATCATGGACAAAATCAGATTCAAAATGTACGAGGCTCTCAAAAAGAAATATGAGGGCGAAATGTTGGATGCCGAAGCATCATTACTTGTTTATTTCACTAATCCTGTTGGTATTGGAGAACACCCACAACATATCGAGGAAATGGATAAGTTAATTGAGAAACGAGCAAACGCTAAAGACAAACTCGAAAACTTAGAACAATTTTACAAATTCGAAATTTAATATGGCCTTAAAGAAACAAGATTTTAAATCAATCAAGAATAAGTTCTCAACATCGGCAAAATACAAACCACAGAGGTATTTTGACTTGGGTCCTGAGTTCTTGGATGCGGTGGGTCTACCAGGTCCGGCAATTGGACATATTAATATGTTTTTGGGTCACTCAGACACAGGTAAGACAACCGCACTTGTAAAGACGGCTGTTGATGCTCAAAAAAAACAAACTTTACCTGTATTCATTAT